GCTACTTTACCACCTCCAAAAAGACCAATAAGGCCACCTGAAGAAGCTTCTCTAGGTGTATATGCATACTGAGAAAGAACTGGTTTACGTTTCTCATTTCCTAAGGCAATAGCTAATGCTTGTGCGCTAGATAAGGGAGCATCTTGTCCCTCTCCACCAGGAAGAAGTTCTCCACCAGTTAGAGTATAATTTTGAAATGTAGGGGGAGGTCTTGGTGCTTCCTTTTTATACTCAGGAGGTGTTAGAGCTAGTCCTAGTCCACCTGATATAGCTCCTTTAATGTAAGGTGTTTTACTGCTACCTAGAGTTTTAATATTTTCTAAAGAAGCTTCAGCTACAGACATATCTTTAGCAGCACCTTCACCAGCAGTTAGTAAACCATATTTACCATTAGTAGCTTGAGCAGCTTGTGCATCTGTAAGCAAATCTCCTTTTTTAATGGTTGGGCCAAACATTGAATCATAATCTTTAACTGCTCTAAAGCGTGTTCCACTATCTATTGCTGTTTGGTCTGCTGCTAGTTTAGCATTAATACTTTCTGCCTTATCTGTAAAATAGGGAGACATAGTTAATTGAGCATCTTGTGATGGTGGAGATAGGGAAGCATAGCCATCTGTAGCATCTGTAGCTGCTGTAGCACCATATTCGTTAAAACCAGCTTCACCACCAAAAGAACCATAATTGCCAGCATAGTTTGCTGCATCTGTTGCTATTGTTCCTGCTGCTGCATCTGATACTGCTGTTCCTGCCGCTCCCTCTAGTCCTGCTGTTCCTGACATTGCTTCTAAAGCTGGCCCTGAAGCTATAGAACCTATACCCGCTGTCCCTGCTGAAATAAGCCCACTCTTTAGAGCATCTTCTCCTGACTTTCCAATAAGTAAATTACCAGCCGTGCTACCTACACCAGCACCAACACCAGCAGCTACAGCCCCTCCTAGAGTTCCTGCTCCTACTGAAGCCCCTAATGCAGTCCCTACTCCAGGAGCTACCATTGATCCCGCAATTGCCAAGACAATAGGAAGAAGGCTACTAAGATTGAATGCTTCGGGTAGACCAGTATCAGGATTAATTGTCATTCTTCCTGTAGCGGCCATAGCACGAACTTCACTATCTGTCATATGGACAAGTCTAGTGTCGCCTTTACGCCCCTGTAATGCAAGAAGACTAGCTAATCCCCTAAATGGAGCTTCTGAGTTAGCCTTATACTGAGAACTAAGTGGCTGTTGCATTTCTTGTTATGCTTTCTTTCTGTGCGAATTAATATAGTTAGATTGTTCATAAGTCATATCAGTAAATACCGATGTATCCGGTCCCATACTCTTTTTCATCCCTTTAATAGAATCCTTAGCATAGGCCATACCCTCTCCAGTAGTAGCTCCAAAGTAAACACCTCTAGGAGGAATAGTAATACCTCTATTGACGTTCTCAATGAACGTGCTATTCTGGATTAGATCAAACATCTTCTTGTAGTTATTATTATTATTATTATTAATCATCTTAATGTAATGCCGTCCAACCGGCTGGAGTTCTATAAACATACATTGTTTGGGCGCTTGTAGAAAATGCAATATCCCCTGGATTTGGCCTTGGTATAGTATTTATATCTAATACAGCATAAACTTTATTAGCAGGAGAAGCAGCTAACTGAGCATCTCGTTGCTCTAGTAAGAACTTTAATTCACTAGTATACTGAACTAGTTCATTATAAAGAACTTGAGGATTAGTCTTTTCTACATCTCTAAAAGGAGATAGTTGTGGATATAGTGTAGCCATTTCTTTTTCTAACGCTTTCCATCAGGTTGAATAGACATACGTGTAGCACCCATACGCCATCCTGTATTATTACCAGTAGACTCTAAACTAAAACTAGCCTGTCTACCTCTACCTCTAAAATCTACTTTATCTGTTTCTGAACCAATTATAAACGGACCTTTAGTTATTGTATCACCATTTGGAAATTGCTTTAAGATAACAGAAAAAGATATTGTTCCATTCTTCAAAAAGAAATCAGGAATAACACGATCAATAAACATTATCTCACCACCTTCATCAATATCAAAGTTAGCAGATTGAAGGAAAGAAGATACAGCAACACCATCACCAGTATAGATAGATACTGGTTCATTATTAAAGAGATATGAAGTGCTGGTCTGGATACCAGTGGTTATAGTATTAGAGAATACAACAGAGTCTTCAAACGTAGTATAGAAAGTATCTCCAAAAACCCAATGATCTTCTAATATATTATAAATAACATAACGTGATGGTTCTTCTGAACCACTCCCAGGTATTAACCAAATTACTTCGTTAAACTCACTATTAGTTCCAGCATAAACTTTATCACTCTGTGTTAAATTAAAATTATCAAATACATCTCTACGAATGGTACAATCTAAACGCTCTACTCTACCATTAAACCTATAGAAGTTATTCTGTGACATCCAATAAGGAACACCATCAGCAGCTACAGCAGCATGTGGTCCGACTAACCCACAGTTAGTGCCTAGCTGTGTTTGGCTAAAAATAAAAGGAGGACCAACATACTGAAAAGCATATGCGGCACGATCAGTCCATACATGAATAGCATTTCGCGCACGAATACCTCCTCTAATTTCAGTTCCATCAATAAGAACCAATTCACCGGATGTAGTAGAAACAGCAGGAACCCAATTAGTATAGTCCTCTTGATCGGACCATCTTACAAGTAATGGGTTGTAGTTACCAGTTCCTGCTTCAGTTGTGCCTAATGCAAATACGTGTCTATCATTAGGAGATACTACAATAGCGTCAATAATTGAAGGTGATGAACTAACAATAATAGCTCTTTCAGGAGTTACACTAGCATCTGCATCCCAATAGAATAGCTGACTACCTCTACGAACTGCTAAGAGGTCTTCGCCCCAGTTGTCTAAGCTCCATTGATTAGCCTGAAAGGTAAATCCTGAAGATGAGGCTGCTACGTTCCATGCTCTCATTCCAGTAGTGGATACACCAGCATTATAGAAACTAGCACCAAAGCCAAGACCTTGGATACTGTTAGTTTGCTGTGTTGTTAATAACCTACCCATGACTGCATGACCAGAATTAAGAACTGTAGAAGAAGCTAGAACACTAACACCAAAGTAGAAGCTATTTAAACCATCAATACTTGTTACTCTATATGTAGGACCACCAAAAGCTGAAACAGCAAAGTTAGTTCCTAATGTAAAACCATTCAAAGAAGCATTACTAAATGTTACCCAATCACCAACACTAACACCAGAATTGGTTAAGCTGACATTGATCTGAGAAGACCCTACACTAGTATTAAAGTTACCTGCTCCCGATACACCAGCATCAATAGATACTGTCTGAATAATAGGAGTAATATCGTAACTATAGTCATTTTCTGTAAGATATAGACGCTGTTCTGTGCCACTACTTAGTAGCTTCTCTGTGTCATTATTTATCCAACTTAGTAAGTCTCTAGCTGTGCCTAATAGAGGAGCTGCTAAAAACTTAGCATAGCCACGCATGTTTTCTGGCATACCAGCTCTAAAGCGAACTTTATCACCATTATACCATTTACCTTCTTCAGCATACTCAGTGGATTCCCGATGAAACCCAGGCTTGAATACTAGTTTAATTAACTTTGAACTACTACTCGGCACTTATTTACTTTCTTTCCTTTATCTTTATATTCTTCTGAATATTTATTACTCTACTATTAGGTTCTACAGCAATAAACTCATGGGCTTGATATGGCTTCCAGTCATAAATACGACCAAGAATTAATGGTATTTCCCATCCAATACCTTTTGCTATAAATGAACCACGAGAGACAATAGAAATATGTATATTTTCTTCTGTATGTTCATGCATATTAAGGATATCTCCTACATCTTCAAAATCGTAGCAAATTCCTTTAAGATCTCCTACTTCAATAATAGAACTAAGCAATGACATCTGGGGGTGCTTGAACAATCTTGCTGCCAATTGGGGGCAGCGGAACATAAGGAGCAATAGACCCATACATTCCATTCAAAATTTTACCATGTAGTATAATCCCATTTTTCTCTACGTCATTACTACTTGCAGTAAATGGAACTGCATCGTGACCATACAACTTCAAAATACAATCTATCCTTGATCTATCTTCTGAAGAAAATATTAAATTAGTAACTTTTTCTATATTCATAATATCCTCTTATTAAACTGTTCTAATAAAAATACCAGTTCCATAATCATCACAACAGGTTGTAGCTGGAATATCACTTAATGACATCCATGTTCCAGATGGTGTAGTTGTTCCTGTAGTATTTATTCTAGCAGTGTTAGCTGATGAAGCGTAAAATCCAGTATATCTTAAATTGCTACCAGCAATAGTTGCTCCTGGAGCATAAGCAGCATTTCCTATAACACGAAATAAGCCTACTGCACCAACAGCTCCTAGAGCGGGTACAGGCACTGATCCTGTTAAATTAGTAGCATTAGTAGCACTAACGGCAAATGATGCATTGGTTGCAGATGTTGCAAAAGTTGCATTGGTTGCATTGGTTGCACTGATGGCAAAGGATGCATTAGTAGCAGATGCTGCAAAGACAGCACTAACATTGGTTAAAGCAGCACCACTACCAGCGTATGAAGCAGCACTCACAATACCACTAAATACAGCAGATGTAGCACTTACAGTAGAAGTAACTACTCTATTAAAAGTTCCAATACTTGCAGTAATTGAGTTAACAGAGATGTCTGTCTCAACACCACCAAATTTATTAATATTAATACTGTCACAAGCTACCATCATGCCAGAACCACTACTTACAACAGATACAGCCGTTCCACTTGGAGTCTTTACTGTAATACCAAAAGACCCAGAAGTGTTATTATATAAGAAATAAATCTTTTCTTTTTGTGGAATAGTAACTGTTACTGCTGCCGTTAGTGTTCCATCAAATCGAAGACCAAAACTTCTTGAAGTATCTGCTGAACCATTTTGGGTAGTAAGGCTTACACCAACACTACTTACAGACACAATCTGATAACCAGCTACAGCAGTATCTAATAGATCAATAGTGTTCTGATTTAAGATTGCTCCCCAAGAGTTAGGATTCTCCCCATTCCCTTGAAGTTCTAATCTTAGACGGTCTGTGTAAGTGCTTGCCATGGTTTAATTAAATCCTTTATTTTATTTTTCTCTTTATATATCTATTAGTCTTTTGAGGCGCTATGCGCCACGCTGCTTCGGTAACGATCTAAGAATCATGTCCATCAGTGGAGAAGGAACTACAATGCAACCTTTAGGCTCACAAACCTCACGCACCCATTGATCTTCCTCTAATGTTAGATATCTGCTTTCATTGACAACTGGTGGTGACGTTGAGCAACTTGCTAGAAGTAGAAACAGAACAAAAGTAGTCCTTACTTGTCCCACCACACTGCCAGCCAGATCATCTCGGCAACCCTAATGCGGCCTTCAGTTTTGCCAATTCAGTTGGATTCGAGAGTATCATGTCGGCAAGAGTTACCATCGGCGGCGCGGGAATTGCTGGAGGCGATGTGTCCACAAACGCACCGCTTTCATAGCGCCAGCCTGGATTAGCCGTGTTGCTTTTGACCGCAACAATCTGAGCATCAAACCCAGGAGGCGGGTTGCTTGGTTGCGCGTCATACTCGATCACGTTGATAACGTCTGAGCCGTCAATAATTGCGTAGCGGTCCATTTTCCATAGCTCCTTAAACGTAATATTCTTCAACAATAACCAAGCCAGCCGTTCCGGCACCGCCCGCAAGACCGCCAGTGCCAGCACCGCCAGCGGCACCAAGAGCGCCAACGGCATAGGCATAAGTCGCGGAAGGCGCGTTGATGAGCTTTTCGGTATAGCCACCGCCGCCGCCGCCGGAAGCGCCGTTAGCGGTTGCGTTCTGACCGCCACCGCTGCCTGCCGCGCCGTAACCCTGTCCCCCAAACCCGGCAGCGCCGAAATACGCTTGAGGACCGCCGCGACCATATTGCGATGATCCGCCAAAACCTGACATGGGATATGTTCCACCGCCCGCCGTGCCGCCTAGTTGCCCCTTACCACCTGTCCCGTTTATGTCGCCGCCAGTGGCTGTGCCGCCAGCGCCGCTATCATTTGCTGTAACGCCACCCAGACCACCACCATTCGCCGTCAAAAGCGCCGTCCCGAATGTCGTATTGCCTCCCGCCGTTGCGGCGGCGGGCGAAGTGCCTGTGCCACCGCCACCACCGCCGCCGCCAACGCATCGCACCCAAATCGCCTTGCAGTTGGCCGGGAGTGTGTAGGTCCCCGAGCCGCTGCTGAACACTTGGACAGTGTGCGGGATGCTCGTTAGCCCAGTGCCGCCACTAGCAACACCCAGGGCTGTAGATAAGGTGGTTGCTCCAGACACTGTAAGAGCGCCCGCCACTTGCAGGGCAACCGTTGGTGCCGACGTCCCGATGCCGACGTTGCCACTGGAGTCGATACGCATGCGTTCTGTTGCAAATGCAGCGTCTGTTCGTGTTGCAAACGTCAAATAGCCGCCGTTCGTTGTGCCACTTGCTCTACCAGCTTTAATGGCTGCGATCATTGCTCCGCTAGTGCTGTTATGCTGGAACCCAATGCTGCCGCCTATGTTGTCAGCAGCACTGTCAGACGTTCCAACCAATAAATTAGCAGTATCGTCTGTTGCCAATGGACGATTTGCACTTAAAATCTGGGTCCTTACGTTGGCAGGTATAGCGGAGCTACCGATGCCGACGTTGCCGCTGGAGTTGATACGCATACGTTCTGTGCCAGCCGTACTAGCAGCAAGTGTATCCGCAGCAGGGAACCACAGCCCGGTGTCGGCTGTGCCTGTGGTAGATATGATGGCAGGAAGTGCTGCGGAACCTGCGGCGACAGTCGTTATGCCAGTCACCGCAAGGGTGCTGGAAAGGGTTGCCGCACCGGTAACACCAAGGGTGCTGGACAGGGTTGCCGCACCGCTTGCACTCAGCGTAGTAGCACTAACAATACCACCAATTACATTGACTGCATTTGTAGCATTGGTTGCACTAACGGCAAAGGATGCATTGGTAGCTGATACAGCGTTAGTTGCATTAGTAGCACTAATGGCAAAAGATGCATTGGTAGCAGATGCAGCAAAAGTTGCTGATACAGCGTTAGTTGCATTGGTTGCACTAACGGCAAATGATGCATTAGTAGCAGATGCTGCAAACACAGCACTAACACCAGTTAGAGCAGCACCGCTACCAGCGTATGAAGATGCACTGACAATCCCAGTAAATATAGCTGAAGTACCACTTACTGGTCCAGTAAATACAGCAGAACTTACTACAGTTAATTGGTTTACAGTAAAGGTTACAACAGATGTAGCAGCAGCGGCTGAAATACCTGTTAAATTGGCACCACTACCATAGAAAGAAGTAGCACTTACTATACCACTAAATGTTCCACTAGTAGCACTAACAATACCGCCAATTACATTGACTGCATTGGTTGCATTAGTAGCACTAACACCAGTTAGAGCAGCACCGCTACCAGCGTATGAAGATGCACTGACAATCCCAGTAAATACAGCAGATGTACCGCTTACAGCAGCAGCAAAAGATGCTCTGTTTAAAACATAAAGATCATTAACAGTATAGGCGCTTACTGAAGTAGGAGCAGTTGGCAAATTAATTAAATTACTACCATCGCCATAATAAGCAGCAGCACTTACATTGTTGGTAAATGTTCCACTTGCACCAGAGATGTTACCTACTGCTTTAAACGCAGCCCCTACACTTAATACGCCATCAATGGCTGTGCCACCGACAACGTGTAGAGTTCCAGTTATACTAGCAGCAGAATCAAGAGCAAGTGTACCACCAATAAAATCAGCAGAACGAACAGTGGCAATAGATACACTAGTAGGGATTGATGCACTGACTACCTGCCCATAAGTATTAACTTGAAATTGAGAAACTGGACCATAGCTACCGGCAGAAACACCAGATGTATTTAAACTAAATGTCGGATTACCTTCAGTACCAGTAGCATTTGAAATAGAGATACCAGCACCAGCAGTAAGTGTTCTACCATAAACATTACTAGCACTAACAGCTACAATACCTGTAACTCCAGTTAAATTAGCCATTGTATTAATAGTCGATGCAGTGGCTGTAAGGGTTACGCCATTAAACTGAATTGTCCCATTAATGTTCAGAGTGCTGCTACTTAGTTGTAATGGAGAATTAGCTCCACTACCATCTTGAATAGTTTGTAATGAAGCACTTAAACCTACATTACCACTACCTACCTGTAACATCTGTAGATAAGTATTAGCAATCTTTTTTCCGGTTAGTGTAGCCATAACTTCCCCTTAAATTGTATTCCAATAAGCATCTTCATCTTCCCATAGAGAAGATGCAGCATTCCAACTCTGGTTGTCCCCAGTAGGAAAATTTGGTCTTGGGTCTTTAATGTATTCATCATCTCTTACATCCGGTGTCTTATTCTGTGGATGGTTCTTTAAATCATTTGATCCTTCATAGTCAGTAGGACATACTAGTAAACCATAACTGTTCCATTTAAGAACACGATGTGGATACTGAAACCCACAGATGTCACATATAGCAATTGCTCTTTTGTCACTTGCTGGCATAATAACTCTTTATGGTAGGTTTAATCTTGGAATAATTCTAAAGTTAACCCGTTCCCTATCTTCTTCCATAGCTCTAGCTAAACGCTCTTCATACTCCTGTTTCAAGAATTGAATACGTCCTCCTTCAATACCAGATCGCTTCATTGACATAAAGTAAGATAGTCCAGCAGTTAAACAAGGATAGAACCTACGTGAAATATCAGCAATCTGAACAGCAGACTTATTAACATCTTGAATATACTTGACCTGTTCAATCTTCAAAGAGTAGCCATCCTGATCTGGAATAGGCCATAGAAAGAGTTCTGGATTAGTTCTACTACGGCGAATAGCATACTGAGTAGGACGACCAGTCTGTGACTTTCTAGGAATAATAGCATATTCTTCCATACTAATACGAGATAACTGAATGTCTACTCCTGAACTTACATTAACAACAACTTCTAAAGTATCAATAGTGCTTGATGTTAAAGCATAGGCAGTAACACTAGTAGATACTGAAACTATTGTAGTATCCGTAGTCCAAAGAAGAACACCTCTATTCTGCCAATCCTGTAGCAACAAGTTAATTGATCGTCTAGCAGACTTAGGATCATGTCCCAAAGTCTGCTCGCCACCAATCATCTCCATAGCTTCTTGGATTACTTCATCAATGTCAAGTGAAAAGTTGTAAGTTCCAGACGTAGACATTATTTAAAAAAACTACTTTCCCTTATATTTTTATTTGGCCTGTCGTTTACCAGCAGTGGACATCTGAGACATCTTTGCAGAGCCGTATTTTTTACGCCCAATGGAAGCAGCTAGTGCGGCAGGGTCTTCTACCCCTTTAGCCCGCAACCCCTTTGTAAGGGCTTTAAAACGCTCTCCAGAGCCTAGTTTACTAGCAGTCTTCTTTACTTTAGGGCTTTTAGAAACTTCAAAACCAATATTTGATCTAGTAATCATATTCTTCCCTTTACCGCTGCTTTTTTAAGGCTTTACCAAAACCACGAGTAGCAGCACCTACACCTCTTGGCTTTGAGCCAGCACTTGATGACTGCTTAGGTGAAGAACTGCTTGATTTATTTAGGTCTTTTAAAGCAATCATACCACCGTGCTTTCTGTTTACTGACTGGCTAAGGCGACTTAATTTAGCTGCTGTATCCTGATCTCTAAGAACTTTATCTAGCCCAGGCACATTTCTAGGTGCTGTTGGAATATTTAAAGGACTATCTGCTGTATCTTCTTCTTCCTCACCTGCAACAGCTCCATATGCCTTAGGATACTGAAATACACTTTCTATAGCTGCGGTTCCCTGAGCTTGTCCTCTCATAGCTCTTTTCATTTTAGATAATGTAAGATCAGACCCTTTTGCTGCTACACCAGGACGGTATGCCGAATAAAGTTTAGGTAATAGAGAGGCTGTTTTTGCTGCTATAGCAGCACCTGCGCCTATTGGTGTAAGCCCTAAAAGAGTAGCTAGAATCTCCTGTCTATTCTGTGCTTCAGGAGTATCTGAGAACTCATTCTGAGTTTTTACTTCTTCTTCATTTAACGTATTTTTAAGGATACCAGATCGACGGGCCATTATCTTCTTGCCTTTACAGCCTTTCCCCAACCGCGTTGAGCAGAACCATGGATAGGAGAACCTACTCTGCCTCCTGAAGCCTGACTAATAGCCTCATCTGAACCAAGTTCTTTTCTAAGTTGTTTAACTTTTTCTTTAGGAGCATTTTTTAATACTTCTCTAGCATACTCTAAATCTTTTTTACCTTTTTCATTATAAGAAGGACTTTTGGCAATAGCAAGTGCCTCATTAATGTCTGCATCAGTTGGAGGAGAAGTAGGCTTTAGTAAACCTCCTGAGTTTTTTAGTGTTACAATAGGTTTAATGGGACTAATCTCTCCAATCATTTCGGGGGAAGTAGGGTCAACGGTTAAATCATCTAAAGCTTCTAACTTATCTTTTACTGATGATTTAGGATTAGTTAAATCACTATGAGCTGATTTAATTTTTCTAATAGATGG